TGCCTAGAGGTGGCACGTTCCCTGTCAAGAAGATCTTTGTATCCCGATGGGAAGGTGGCAAAATACTTGAAGCAGACTTTGCACAGCTAGAGTTCAGGACTGCAGCATATTTGTCACAGGACGCTACTGCTATCAAAGAGATAGAAGATGGCTTTGACGTACACAGTTACACTGCACAGGTTATTACAGATGCAGGACAGCCCACGTCTAGACAAGAAGCTAAAGCACACACCTTTGCACCTTTGTATGGAGCTACAGGATTTGGCAGATCACAAGCTGAAGCATCCTACTACGAACAGTTTAGTTCAAAGTATAAGGGTGTTGCAAAGTGGCACAGGACATTGGCTAATGAAGCATTACAGACAGGACGCATCAGGATACCATCAGGTAGATCGTTTGCATTTCCTGATGTAGTTAGACGAAGCAATGGATCTGTGTCTCACTTTACACAGATAAAGAATTACCCTGTTCAGGCATTCGCCACAGCAGACATTGTTCCTTTAGTTCTTATGACTATTGATAACATGTTGTTGAATATGGAGAGTTGCATAGTCAACACTGTGCATGACTCTATTGTAATAGATGTCCACCCTGACGAGGTGGATCAGGTTTTAAACTTAGTAAATAGTATCAACAGTGAGATGAAGAAACTTATCAATACTAGATGGAAGATAGACTTTAATGTACCCCTAAAATTAGATGCAAAAATAGGAGACAACTGGCTTGACACCAAAGACGTAGTATGATAAAACTATATTTTTAATCTTAATAAGGAGAAAACATATGAATGAAGTAGTAACTATAAACGGAAACTTTGAAGACATGGCTAAAGCTATGGGCATGACAGGTGCATCAGGTACTGATGTAACAAAAAAGTCTGTTAGCTCTTTGGCTAGACTGCGTATAAATCATACACCTATCATGGGTACGACAGAGATCAACGGCAAGTCTGTGAATATTGAACAGATACCGTCTGGATCTTATAAGATAGAGATACCCGACAGTGGTACATACTATCAGTCTGATCTAGAGATTAGACCTTTTATGCAACGATACATGTATAAGAGATTTATCAAGGGTAGTGATGACAGCCCAAACAGATATGTCAAGACTGTTATGGCAGATAATCTTGACGTAGATCTCAAGGACAACGATGGGGGTCACAACTGTGGTAAACCTGCAGGATACATTCAGGACTTTAACGCTTTACCTGATAAGCAGAAGGAACTGATCCGACAAATAAAAAGAGTTCGTGTTGTGTTTGGTTTGGCTAAGTTTGACAAAGCTATGCAGATGGATGGTGATGTTGCAGTTCCGTCTGATCTAGGTCACGTTCCTTTTATATGGGAAGTAGAGAATCGTGAGGGCTTCAAGACTGTTGGTGAGGTATTCAAGAAGCTAGGTAACATGAAGAGGTTGCCTGTAAACCATGTGATACATGCTTCATCAGAAGAGAGAAAGTTACCAAACGGTAATACTTATTATGTGCCTAGCACGAAGCTTGACTTGTCAAGTAAGATTGAAACATCTGATGAGGATCAGGAGTTGTTTGGTAATCTACTTGCTTGGGTTACTAACTATAATCAGTACATCATGAGTCAATGGAATGAGAACGTACACAATCATGAAAATGTTGATGCATCAATGGTTGAGTCTTTCATTGATATAACCACTGAAGAGAAAGTTCAGTAATGAAACATAAGGCAGAACTACTACTGCACAAGTTTTTAGATCAAGCTACTGACGGTAAAAAGATTTTATCTGATGATAACATTGACAAAATAGCTGATGATATCAAGGATGCTTTGCATCGTCAGTTTGGTTCTAAAAACAACAGAAAAGAGTTCGGGCTACGTATGTCTAATATAGGTAGACCTACCTGTCAGCTTTGGTTTGAAAAAAACAAACCAGATGAAGCACTACCTTTTCCTAACAACTTTGTTATGAACATGATGTTAGGTGATATAGTCGAAGCTGTATTTAAAGGCTTGCTTAGACAGGCAGGTGTTGCCTATGAGGACTCTAAAAAAGTATCTATGGAACTGAAGATAGATTCTAAAATAGAAGGCACGTATGACATAGTTATTGATGATGCAGTTGATGATATCAAATCTGCATCCGATTGGTCATACAGAAATAAGTTTGACTCTTTTGATACTCTCGCCAACGGTGATGCATTTGGATATGTAGGACAGTTAGCAGGGTATGCACAGGCTCTTGGCAAGAGAGCAGGTGGATGGTGGGTCATAAACAAATCTAATGGTAATTTTAAATATGTACCTGCCGATGGTTTAGACTTGACAAAAGAGGTGGACAAACTATCTTCTAACCTAGATGTAATTGAGAGTAACGAGTTTAAGAGATGTTTTGAACCTGTACCCGAAACATTCAGAGGTAAGCCCACAGGAAATAAAATCTTAGGAACTACATGTTCATTTTGTAGATATAAACATTCTTGTTGGACTAATTTGCAGGAGTTACCATCTTTGGTATCACAGGCAAAAGAGCCTAAGACTGTTTCATATGTTGAAATTAGAAAGGAGAAACTAATATGACAAACAAAGAACCTACGTTAGAGGAGATGGCTGAACAAATCTCCGATTTACAAACACAGCTTTCAGAAATGAAGAAAGCATATAATGATAAAAAATATGCTGCCTACAATGCTGCAAAAGAAGCTTACATAGCAGAAGCAAAAGCTTTGTATGGTGATAGGCATGTTCCTTTATCAAAGACATACTCTGTTTGGTGGTAGTTGTACACCTCTAAACAATATAAGGTAGCACGTAAGTTAGGCTATCGTAGTGGACTCGAAGTTAAGCTTTCTGAGTTTCTTGATGAAAGAAAGATAAAATATATCTATGAGGGCATCAAGATAGAATGGGAAGACTTAGCCTATCGTCATTACACACCTGACTTTGTGCTACCTAATGGTATAATAATAGAAACAAAGGGACTGTTTACCGTTGATGACAGAAGAAAACACATATGTATACAAAAACAGCATCCAAAACTTGACATACGTTTTGTGTTTACAAGCAGTAAAAGAAAGATTCAAAAAGGTTCTAAGACTACATATGCCGATTGGTGTGAAAAGAATAACTTTTTATGCTATGATAGGATCATACCAGAGCCTTGGTTGAAAGAACGTAAAAAGAAACCACATCCTAAACTCATAGAGTTTCCAAGGAAAAAATTTATAAGGAGATAAGAATGACACAAAACGGATTTAAAGACTTGCATTTTAAATTAGACGATCAGGATATAATAATACGTATGCAACCTATTCTTGATCATCAAAATAATTGGACAGGAGATGTAACCTTACAGGTTATGGACTCAATTCAAAATCCTTTATCAGATAGAGATTTTAATGACATCATGTTCTTTGCACGTATGTGCCTTGTTGGTATTGATTTACTTAGGAGTGATGAAACTTACTCTAAAAAAGTTTATGAGATAGTTAGAAAAGAATTAGAAGAAGAAGCAAGACCTAAACTTAAACTAATTAGTAGACATGACAATGTTATTAGTGTAGACTTTAGAGCAATGAAAGATAAACTAAATGGGAGTACATGACATGGCAAAATGGGACATAGATTGTAATGGTAAAGATATGGTAAACAGTCCACCACATTATAATAAGTACGGTGTAGAATGTATCGAAGCTATTCAATCAGCTACAGGAGAGGGGTACGAATATTATTTGCAGGGTAATATTATTAAGTATCTTTGGAGATACCGATACAAGAATGGTGTGCAGGATTTAGAAAAAGCACAGTGGTATTTAAACAAGTTAATAAAAATAAAAAAGGATAGTTTAGATAAGGATCTACTTGACTTTAATATAGAGTTGGATAATGGTTGTTAAAGTATATCTCACTCTTGACCTTGATAAGGACGAGTACCCTGTTCCTGCTGACGGTGATCCTAGTGAAGAAATACAACAAGCGTTAGAAGAGTTTATCTATGATATTGATGGACTAAAAATAAAAAATATTAGAATAACATTGGAGGATTAATATGAATGACTATCAAAAATTTATAGCAATATCTAGATATGCTAGGTGGATTAACGAAGAGAATAGAAGAGAAACATGGGAAGAAACTGTACAGAGATATGTAGATTATATTACTGAGAAAGTAAAAGGACATCTACCGAAACAACAGATAATTGAAGCTATAACTAAACTAGAGGTTATGCCCTCTATGAGAGCTTTGATGACTGCAGGTCCTGCACTAGAGAGAGATAACACAGCAGGGTATAACTGTAGCTATCTGCCTGTTGATGATCCAAAAGCTTTTGATGAAGCTATGTATATATTATTATGTGGCACAGGTGTAGGTTTCTCTGTTGAGAGACAGTATGTGTCTCAGTTACCAGAGATTCCACAGAGTTTAGATCATGTTGATACATGCATACAGGTGCAAGACAGTAAAGAGGGTTGGGCAAAAGCGTTACGAAAGTTGATAGGACATCTGTATATGGGTGAAGTTCCTGTGTGGGACATGTCAAAGGTTAGACCTGCAGGTGCTAGACTCAAAGTGTTTGGTGGTAGAGCTAGTGGTCCTGCACCCCTGATTGATTTATTTAGCTTTACTGTTGCTTTGTTCCGACAGAATGCAGGTCGCAAACTGTCTAGTTATGATTGTCACAATCTCATGTGCAAGGTTGGTGAAGTTGTAGTCTCTGGTGGTGTACGTAGATCTGCCATGATTAGTCTGTCTAATTTATCTGATGGACGTATGAGACATGCCAAGTCTGGCAAATGGTGGGAGACAGCACCACAGATGGCTCTATCAAACAACTCT